ATGAGAATTGATTATAGAAAAAAAGAAATACAATCATTTGTTGATAGAGAAGGAAGTGCAATAACTCCTAGACCTGGAAGCAATGAATATAAACTCATATTAGACAAAGGCTATAAATTAGCGTTTTATGATAGACAAAAGAATAAGATATCTGACACTAGTCAATTAACATTTAGACAATAATATGGACATAGAACAAATAAACGACCGTAAAAACAGAGATAGTAAATGAAGCTAATAAAAAGATCAGAAACAAAATCGACTCTATTCAGTAATAAAGAGGCGCAATATGTAGCTCATCAATTACTTCTCTCAAGGAACCCGACTTGCGATTATTTTTGGTCTAACAACCCTAAAAGATTTAATAAAATTAAGGGGTGGGAAGATGTACCTCATGAAGAGTCTTATTCAACTCCATTTAGAGCAGCAATGTGCTTCCTAAAATCCAAGTTTAATGAAGTTGACCGTCTAAGAAAACGGGTTAAGAGTTTAAAAAATACAGTTAATGAGATGGAAAAAGAAAAAAGAGATAAAGAGGGGCAAGAACAACAAAAAATTGAGGAAAAGAAGGAGCGGAATTTAAGAAATGCCTATTGCGGCCTAAAATATTAAGATTTACCACTAACCCATAATATCAATTTAAAGAAACTAACTATGAAAATACTATTAACAATACTATTAACAACTTTATTAACATCTTGCATAAAACCACTTCCACCATGCGAAGGAACAGAGGAGCAGGTATATAGATGTGAAAGTCTTAGAATTCAAAAAGAGCAACTAAAAAGAACTAGGGCAATCCAGATACAACAGCATAATAAGATATGGAGTGATTTTCATGATAAGCATGTTAATGGATATAATAAATATGGATATTAGCCGAATTAGCTCAGTTGGTAGAGCAACTGTCTTGTAAACAGTAGGTCGTCAGTTCAAATCCGACATTCGGCACCACTGGGATGTGGCCAAGCGGTAAGGCAACTGGTTTTGATCCAGTCATGCGCAAGTTCGAATCTTGCCATCCCAACCAGTATTTGCAATTAACACCAGGCAATTGTATTATATTGAAACAGTAATTAATTGAATCTTGACAAAGTTCATGAATAAATGTAAAAAAGGCTTAATTAAATTTAAAGCCAAAGTAAGAAAGAGATTAAAAGAACAAAAGAGGGAACTGAAGGCCAGGCTAGAATACGCCAATAGGCTTAACAAAGAAAATAATGAATTGGTAGAGCTACATAACCAAAACATAAAGAATATGCAGTCAACCATCAACCAGAAAGATATAGAATTATCAAAGATAAAAAAGGAACTAAAGATAATAGAAGACAAGAGGAATATATTACTATATGATATCGAGCAAGAAAGAAAAGATGTGGTAGACTTAGAAAAAGATAATACTAGACTAACTTTAGAGAATAAAGATCTAGAAGTATCATTGAATATTTGTAACAATAGGATTAAATATGAGTTTAGAGGAGAATAATGGATATTTGCCTAGAGTGTAGAAAGGAAGAGGAAATGACATATGGAACAGAAGAGTTCTGTAAAGAATGCTTCCTTGAAAAACACCCCGTGATGGAAGAGATACTAAACACCCTAGATGAAGCTATAGAAGTAAACAAAGAAGCATTAAAATTAACTGATGAGCAATTAAAGAAAGCTTATCTTGATAGAACTCATTTAAGAAGCTTTATGTGGGGACTGCAATGCGCTTTAAACGCAGGAGCGTTAAAGGATAGTAACGAGAAGATTAAAAACAGAATTAAACTAGCTTTATCTTAACGCGATACTAACTAAAAGCTAGAATATGACTAAGAAAAAGAAGAGTTTAGGAAAAACCAAAGCAGGAACAGAAAGAAAGAGAGAGCCAAGAGAAGGGGATGGAAGGCCGACTAAGTACACCAAAGAGTTAGGAGAAGAGATAGCTAGATTAATGACTCATAATACAATTCAAAAGACCTGTGAGCTAGTAAATATAAACCCTGATACGTATTATGAATGGATATATAAATACAAAGACTTTTCCGAAATTTCCACGGAAGCCAGGAAAACAAAGGCCATAAAACACTTCACAGAATGCGAAAACATCTTAGAAGAGATGAAATATAGACAAGATGATGAGGATGTCAGGGCCGACATAGTAAGATTAAGACTAGATTTCCACTTAAGATTAGCAGGTAAAGCAAACCAAGGGTTATTTGGCGATCAAGCTAAGAATAATATTCAAGTTACAGTTGATAATAAAGATGTTGATGTTCCAACAAGACAAACTCAAGAAGAATGGGAGGCAAATAGTGCATAATCTCCTAAAAAATGAACCCGCATAAATACTGGTTGGAGACAACTTTCCCCACCGTACGGATAAAAGAATATTTGTAATAAATGAACTACTCTTGGAGACCCCAAAAAGGAACACAACTAAAAGCAATAACAGCAACATGGTGTGAGGAGTTGTTTTTCGGTGGAGCAAGAGGTGGAGGCAAGAGTGATTTCTTACTTGGTGATTTTGCTCAAGATGTAAATGTGTATCAACAACACTGGCACGGCATATTATTTCGTAAGCTATATAAAGAACTTGATGAGCTAATCAAAAGAAGCCACCAGATATTCCTTCCAATGGGTGCAGTTTTTAAAGTCCAAGAAAAGAAATGGATATTTCCTAATGGCGCAACATTAAGATTGGCAGCAATGGAAAGAGATGAAGATGCTGATAAATACCAAGGCCACCAATTCACATGGATTGGCTTTGATGAACTCCCTAACTGGGCTAATGATAATGGATATAATAAACTAAAAGCCTGTTTGCGTAGTGCTCACAATGTCCAACATAAAAGAATCAGATCCTCTGGAAACCCAGGTGGAGCTGGACAAGATTGGGTGAAGAAACGTTTTATTGATCCATGCCCCGAAGGATTTACCCCACTAAAAGACATTAAATACATCAATATAAATACAGGAAGTCAGATAGAGTTAGAAGATGTTGATGAAGCAATAGTAAGAGATCCAGACTGGAAGAAGATAGAGTCTGTTAGGATGTTCATCCCCTCAAGACTTCAAGATAACAAAATATTGATGGAGAATGACCCTTTTTATATTGCTAAACTAGCACAAGCAGGTGGAAAAGAGTTGGTTAAAGCTTGGTTAGCTGGTGATTGGAATGCTATCGAAGGAGCTTATTTTGATGATTTCGACAGAACTAAACATATAGTAAATGACTTCATAATCCCAGCCCATTGGCATAGAGTTAGAGCTTTTGACTGGGGATATTCTGCACCATTCTGCGTATTGTGGGGAGCTGTTAGTGATGGAACACTTATTGACACAGGAACAGGCACCCTATTCTTCCCTAAAGGAGCAATAGTTATTTACCGTGAATATTATGGAACTACTGGCAAGCCTAACGAGGGAATAAAGATTAATGCCGATGAGATAGCTAGAGAAATTAAAAAGATGCAAGATGGTGAAGAAATTAATGATCAAGTAGCAGATCCAGCAATATTCGATGTAAGTGTTGGTGTTTCTATTAACGAACAAATGAACAAGGAAGGGATATTCTGGAGGCCTGCAGACAATAAACGCGTGGCTGGATGGCAACAAATAAGAAGTAGATTAAAAGGGGTTGACAATAAACCATTGCTATTTATAATGACTTCCTGTAAGTCATTAGCTCGGACAATTCCGATTATGCAGTATGATAAAACTAAGCCGGAAGACTTAGATACCAAGTTAGAGGATCATGCTTTAGATACTTTACGTTATTTATGTATGAGTAGACCACTAACTAATGAACTACCAGCACAACTGCCAGAAATTGCAGAACAATGGTGGAAAGATTTTAATCCTCATAATGTGAGGAGAGGGAGGGTAAATGAATAAACATCTAAGCGAGATGATAAGAATGAGGGACTTGAGAATAAAAGATATTCAACAAAGACAAAAGAATATGAAACTAAATAAAACAAGGCGCTTCAGCGTTGTTTATCAGTTAGATACTAACAAGATAAACAACACAGATGGCCGAAGTACAAGTAGAACAATCTAAAGACCTCAGCACTTCTAAAGGTAAAGCAGCTTTAGTAGATATTTGGAGCGCTGAAATAGAAAATGCTAGTAATTACGAGAAGGACTTTAGGAAAGAAGCTCAATCTTATATTAACAGATATAAGAATAGTAATACTAACAGTGCAGATACAGCCATTGAGGGATATAATGTTTTTTGGTCAAACACCCAAACACTAAGACCATTAGTATTTTCCAACCTACCTAATCCAAACATTACCCGTAGATTCTTAGATAAGGATGAGAATTCACGTATCTTGTCAGAAATGATGGAGCGCTCTCTTTCTTTATTCATGGAAGAATCAAATGCAGTAAATACATTCAACAAATCAAGAGATGATTATCTAATCCCAGGAAGAGGAATCGTAAGAGTTGTTTTTGATCCTGCCGATATTGTAGAAACCGCCCAAGTTACAGTTGATGAAGACACCGGGGATAGAGTAGAAGAGGTTATAGAAGATGAAGATTTAGACACAAAAAGAGTAAGACCAGAATATGTAGAATGGGATGATTTAAGAATGTCTACAGAGACTACATGGGAACAAGTAAGGTGGATCTCTTTTAGACATTTAATGACAAGAGATGATTTAACTGAAAGATTTGGAGCTATTGGTAAGAAGGTTGATTTAAATTACAGTATAGCAGATAAAGATACGCAAGAGAAAAATAGAGATAGTGAAATCTTTAAAAGAGCAGAAGTATGGGAAGTATGGGATAAAACCTCAGAAAGAATTATATGGCTAACCCTAGGTGGTAATGGAATGGTTCTTAGTGATGAGGAAGATAATTATAATCTAAAAGGCTTCTTCCCTACACCAAAACCATTAGGAAGTGACTTTAATCCCACTGGACTTACACCTATTCCTTTGTTTAGAATGTATATTTCTCAAGCAGATGAATTAAACGTGCTTGATGCTAGAATTAGGTCTTTAGTAGAACAGATTAAGTTCTGTGGTGTTTATAATAGCATGGCAGAGAACACCAATATTGAAGCCATAATGAATGGCGAAGATGGAGAATTCGCACCACTTCAAGGAATACAGCCAGGAGTTAAAATATCTGACCAAATAGAATGGAAGCCTATTGTTGATCTTGTTAATGTTATTGTAGCTCTAAGAAGTCAGAAAGCAGAGATATTACAAAACATAAGAGATATAACAGGATTAAGCGATATTGTCAGAGGAACTACAGTTGCCAGCGAAACAGCAACAGCCCAAAGATTAAAAGGTGACTTTGCTATATCAAGAATCCAGCCTTTACAACAAGAATTCTCTATTTATATAAGAGATGTTCAAAGATTATTAGCTGAGTTGATAGTCGAAAACTACACAGTGGAAGAATTAGCTAAGATCACTAATTTAAAGAAGGTTGACTTACAGTTAGAGAGTAAAAGAATATTACAACAACAAGCTGACTTATTTGATGAAGCCGTTCAACAATTAGATCCAAATGATCCTCAATACCAAGAAAAGATTAACCAACTTAATGAGCAACAACAAATAGGTTACGAGAAAAGTATTCAGCCATTTATCGATGAGTTAAAAGGCTATGCAGCAACTCCAGAGCAATTACAACAAATAGATGCTCTAATGAAAGATGACCAACTAAGAACATTCTCCGTAGATATTGAGACTGATAGTACGGTTAGGATCGACCAAAACCAAGAAAAAGCTGATAGATTAGAGTTTGCTCAGGCAATAAGTACCTTCTTTGCTCAAGCAACACCTATCTTACAAGTTGGAGGAATGAATAAAACAGCATTCAACGAGATGTTAAGATTTATTAGCTCACCTTTCAAAGTTGGTAGAAACTTAGAAGAATACTTATTGGATGAAAAGCCAGACGAGCCAGAAGGACCTTCAATTGAAGAACAAATGGCACAAGCTGATAACCAAAGAAAAGACCAAGAATTACAGTTAAAAGCTCAAGAAGTTAATATCAAACAACAAGAAGTTGATGTTAAAAAAGCCCAGGTTAAGCAGGGTCAAATTCAGTTTGAAGATAAGATGGAATTTGAAGATGTTAATAAAGAAGCCGACAGAAGAGCTAAAACTCTTGATCAAGTTATTCAAGATAGAACTCAAAGAGCAACAGCGGCAATAGAAAACAGTGATTTAATATGATAGATCCAAAGATATTATTTGACCAAGATAGATGGAAGAAAGCTGCTAATTATACAAGCGGTTCAACAGGTAATGACCTAACTATTGATGGACAAATAAACAAAGATGGAGCAATCCACAGTCATGCAGACGATAAAATGCACACAAGTAAGAGCTCCTATATGGATAGCTTAAAGAGTAAGGGTTTAGTAATTAAAGACTGGAAATAATGGCAACAAATCAAGAAGGAAGACAAGCAGCTTTTAGAGCTATAGGTGGAACAACAGGCACTTACAATGAAGATGCTTTAGCTGCAATGATAGCAGAAGGTGGAACAGGAGATACTTTTAATGGTGTGATGGTTAGTTGGTTACAAACCAGACTATCTTCTAGTCAGACCAATCTAACTGATTTAATGAATGAGTTTGGAGTTAATGAAGGCTTTAGGAATTGGAACGATATGAACACTTTTTCAGCGGCTCCTTAATATATAAGATATGACAAACGGACCATCAACATACAATGAATGGGCTTATAAGTTCTATAAGGAGTATATAGAAAGCGGCCAATCAACTCAAAAAGTAGATGCTTTAGGGTTTAGCACTTTTGCAACTTTGGCAAATGGAGTTACTTATGACAGCACTGTCTTAAGCCTTGTTGGCTATACTCAAGTGCAAACCAATGTTCTTTCTGATGTCGATGGCACTATAGTTATTGATTTTATTAGAGATGAGGCTGGTACTGATATACTTAGAACTTTAACCATTCCTTACACAGGTGGAGCTGGATACCAGACTTTTTCAGCCCCAGCATTTACCCCATACGTCCGCTATAGATTTACGGCAGATGAGGCAGGGCAAGCAGATTTTTATTTTGATACTAAGTTTTTAACCAAGCCCTTAAGCGGTCAACTTTTAGGATTAGATGCTTTTATAAGCCCTAAGATGGTAGCGAACTTAGGTAGAAATATTATTGTTGGTAAAACAGTTGGTGGAAATTATGCAAATGTAGATATTGAACCAGTAACCAATAAACTAGGGGTAGCCGTTCCACGTTCTGCCTTTGGTGAATTAGAAGTTGTTAATCCAACTCCTGTTGTCCAAGCTGATTTTATCTATAATATAAATTCTGACTTAGTAACCTCGACCACCACAGGAAGTGGCACTGTTACCCAAGCGGATGCAATGGTTGTTCTACAAACAAGTGCAACAACTTCATCCTCTGCAAAAGTTGCAACAAATAGATTCGTTAAATATAGACCCGGCCAAGGCGTACACGCAAGAGGAACGGCATTATTTACAACTGGCGTTGCTGGGTCAACTCAACTATTCGGCCCCGGAGATGATGACAATGGCGTATTCTTTGGTTTTAATGGCGATTCTTTTGGAGTGATGAGAAGGTCAGGCGGTGTTGATACTTGGGTCGCTCAAACTGCATGGAATGGTGACAAGTTTGATGGCTCAGGTGGAGCTAGTAACCCAACGGGTGCAACCTTAGATGTGACAAAGGGTAATGTTTATGAGATCCAATTCCAATGGCTAGGATTTGGAGAGATAGTTTTTGCTTTAGAGGATGAAAATACAGGGCGTTTTGTGCCAGTACACACAATACCTTATGCAAATAATAATATAGTGCCTTCAATGCTTAACCCATCTTTTCCGATTATGTGGGAAGCTATTAATACAACCAATGATACTAATGTAACAATTAAAGGGGCATCATGTTGTGCGGAAATTGAGGGTGAAATTAGGTTACTAGGCCCAAGAAATAGTATTGATAACTCAAAAACAAATGTTGGTACATCATTGACTAATATCCTTACAATTAGGAATAAAAGCACCTTCGCTAGTAAAGACAACAAAACCCCAGTTATAGTTTCTAAATATAGTGCAGCAGTTGATGGAACTAAACCGGCAACATTCGAGTTAGTTTTAAATGGTACTTTAGGAGGAACGCCGAGTTATACAGATATATCAACTAATAGTTCTGTTGTTGACTACGATACAGCAGGAACAACAGTAACAGGAGGTAAATTATTAGATGGTGCAGCATTGGGAAAAGCAGGATCAGCAGATATTACACCCTTCTTAGAAGATGTGCAATTAAACCCTGGCGATACATTAACACTAGCTATCAAAGCCAGTTCTGGAACAACCGATGTTTCTTGTTTTGTTAAATGGATTGAAGATTTTTAATCAAATATAGACACTATTAAAAATAATTTATTTTATTACTTGACACAATATATAGTAGTAGATATAAAGGAGTAGTTAAGATAAAGATGTGGGATTAACTTGGTTTTTCACTTTTCCAAGTTAATCCTGTTCTTTTATCTTAAAATTATCTTGACACAATATGTAGTTTTATCTTAACAGAATATAAACTAATATTATGTATAAATGGGAATTGAAGTTACAGCGTCAGAAAATGAGGCAGAAAATATCATAGCAAATAGCTTTGATGAAGTTTTTGGTGAAGAGACCAAAGAAGAGATTAAAGACGTAGCAATCGTTGAGGAAGCGGTAAAAGATAAAGAAATAGATGAGGTCGAAGAGACTGATTCAAAAGAAACTGAGGAACTCTCAGAAGTTGAAGAAGATGATTCTACTGAGGAAGTAGAAGTTGAGAAAGAAATTGAGCAAGATGAGACTGATCTTAATGAAAGCCTCCGCGGGGTATTCAGCAAAGAACATATTAGTCTGATTAGTTCATTAGAAGACTCTGAATTAAGAGATAAGTTTATTGAGGAAGGTAAGAAATCACGTTCCGAACTAGACAGGAAGCGCTTAGAATTCGGAGAAGGTAAAAAGCTTGTAGAGACTTTAGATGAAACAGTAAAGGCAAATGGTCTTAATTATAATCGTCAGCAATATGCTGATGTTATTAAGAATTTCATGGGCTTTGATGCTTTATTTGCTAAAGATCCTCAGCAGGCAATAGAAACATTAGCTAAACAAGCTAATATAGACTTAAACACACTCGGCAGCAAAACTGTTCAGGAAGATGATCTAGATGATTATCGCACTCCAGAAGAGATCCAAATGGCTAAAGAACTAGAAGACGTTAAACTAGAAGTTAGACAACTAAGAAGCACACAACAACAAAAAGAGCAACTTTCAGTACAGCAAGAGATTAATGATTTTGCCAGTACTAAAGATAGCGATGGTAATTTAAAATATCCGTATTTTGATAAGGTTCGTGCAAATATGGGATTATTCTTTAATGACAATAATCCTGATATGACCATGGAG